GCTCTTAGGACCCGGCTCTTGAATCGGCTCGGAATTACTTCCGCGTCGACTATGCAGTCGAGTACGCTGAACGAGGCAATTAATGCAGGGATCAGTCGGGCACTCTCTGACGGAGTGCCCGGCTTATCTCGTCGGATAGTCATCGGGTCAACTCTCGGTGACTTGTCAGCTTCTGGAACATTCGATGTCGTAGCAACAAATCCCTTCTTCACCCGGAACTCTGGGGTCCAGGATTTCACAGGCGCCCAGATAGTATCGGGCGACATCATCACCTTTGGCGACGGCTCAAAGAGATTAGTAGATTATGTAGACCAGGATACGGATGGAAAAGTTAATTTTGGATCGCCATTAGGCTCGGCCCTAACCGGCACAACAGTAACCATCAGCCGTCGATCCATTTTCATTCCTTCAACTGGCCCAGTATTCAGGGTCTCAGATCCTGATAACACGAAGTCAGCTAGAATTCCGAGCAGTGGAAGTCACATCATGCACGACCCGGATTCAGCCGCCTTCAGCCCACTACAGACCTGCGGCGACCTATCTTCTGTCAGATCTTTCGTCCAGGGGTATGACGCTCGAGGGAGCGAGACTAGCTATGTCGGTCTCTATCCTTGCCCCACAGCTGCTACGGAGGCGCTGATTATTCAGAGCGACTTCTATGCGCAGCTTGACGAGGACACTGACGCCGCATTCTTCCCCGAGCCCGCACTCGACGCCATCATGGAGCGAGCGCGTTTCGCCTACCTAGCGTGGACAGGCGAGAACGATCCTGCTCGTCTCCAGGTAGCTCAGGCTACTGTCTTAGATACAGCAGATGAATTAAGTAATACAGCCAATCCCCCTCAAATTTTCCGGAGATAGGGGCCATGGCTATCACTAAGTCTAAGAAGGTCACATTAACCTCTTCGGGAGCCACACTTGAAGCGGACACTATAGATGTAGTATTTCTTGGGTTTACGGTCGTCAATACGCACGGGTCTACCGCTAGCGTGGTAGAGGTCGTAGACGGATCTGACGATACTATCGCGGCACTCCTCAATACGGCGACTACTCAGACGATCACTCCTGATTGGCTGACCAGGGTCCCCGCTACCGGCTTAGGTCTAACCCTTCCTACAGGACCTACTAGCGTAACGGTAATAGTCACGTACGAGTTACCTACTGATGAGGACGATAGGGACGATACAGAGACAGGGGTCAAAGGTAGGGCATCTAATTCAACCAGGGCTACTTCCTCTAGAACAGCTAGGAGCTCGGATAAGTTTACTCAGCGCACTTCTGCGGGAGGCCCAGGCTTACTATGAGAAAGAGGCTAGACAAACTTCCTATGGACAGATCCTCATATGAGGAGTCCTCGTCCGTAGTATCCAAGAGGGAAGTGAACCCAGCTGCGCCGATTCTTGAGCGGCGCTTAGGGAGTGCCAGAGTAAGTAACGCTCTCCCTGCATCCTGTGGCATCACTAAGGCGCCCAATAGTACTGGCTATCTAGACTTCCAAGGTGGGACTCATATCGGCGACACCCCAGCTCTCCCAGATCCTCCTGGCAGCCTATATATGGCATTCAAGGGAGGGGCACTGGAGAGCTACCCGAGCGGCGGGACTAAGAAGGACTTCATATTGTGGCGAGCTGGTCAGATTAATTCGAGTGATAGTGCGGAGATTGTCCTAGGCCTCAGGAATGTGGACGGAGTTCACTCGATATTTCTGGACGTCAGAACGTGGGACGCAGCTTCAGGAGGGGCGACGGATTCAGTATCCCTATCTTATAACCTACCTAGCTATGATCCGGATGAGCTCCTCGTATTCGGCTTCACTCTTTCTACAGCAGGTGACGTCAACCTAAACCAGGTCGTCAATAACGATTCGGGTGGAATCGTCAAGACTTCGCGAGCCAATGGCGCCTTAGGCCAGGCTCCCTATTGGGATGTCAGCAACTCTGACCCAGGGACGGCTAATATCTGGAAGGAGTCTCTCTTAGGAGTAGACCCTAGATACGACCGAAGTACTAATTACGGCGTAGAGCCCGGGGGCGTCCTACCTACAGTCGAAGCTCTTATGACAGGGGAGTGGAGAACTGATGGGCAGCCTAGCGAAGACAACATCTGGAAGATTCTCGTAGGCCGCGACTTAGCGGGACAGTGGACGACCGCTGACTACAATAGAGTTGCCTGGTATTTCGACACACCTGCCCAGGTCATCGAGCCAGTCATATACGAAGGAACTACTCTGGTAGCGTCGCCGGAAGGCATGATGGCCTTCCCAGCTCCTCGACGAGCATCACGATCTAGCACGGCTTCGGGCCTGTATTTCGATGGCGTAACAGCTTTTGCCGAGACCGAACCCTCGTCGGCCCTAGACCTCTTCTTCGACACTCCGGATTACATCCAGGCTAGCGAAGATTGGACCATAGCTATAGAGCTAAGTCAGCCTGACCACCTGAAGTCTAATATGTTCCAAGTCAGGAATAGCGTCGGAGCTCTAGGTAGCGCCACTATAGCCGAGGTATCCGGAGGTGGCCCAAAGATCGAGGCTGTAATGTATGGTGAGACAAGTGAAGACACATGGAAGTTGGTGGCTACGGTAGGAGATATAACCGTAGATCTTGAGGCCACGGATAAATCCTACGCAGGGATATCGGAGACATCTACTCTACTCCTATCGCGCAATAGTGCCGAGAGAAAGATATACTTCGAGCTATGGAAGAAGGATACTGCTACCGTAGTAGTATCAGGTAGTACCGCTTTCTCTTCTGCATTTGGTGAAGGTCGACCTCTCATAGATATCACGGATCCTCCTCGCCTCTATCTAGGCGCCCAGCGCTCATCATCAGGCGAGCTTGAGCAATATTTCGATGGATGCATCAGAAAAGTTGCTGCCTTCCCATTCGCTCAACCTGCTCTTGGTTCCGACCAGACCCTTAGCAGCGGCCCCCAGGAATCTAACTTCTACTTTGACCTTACTACCCAAGAGGCACCAGGAGTTATTACTTCTAATGGGAGGACCCCCTTCCAACTAAGGACTGAGCATGGGTCTATTAGAGGCCAGAATGCCTCTCCTCCTTTCTTCTCGAGAGGAGTCACCCCTGATGGAGAGGCCTTAGCCCTGACATCTGGGGTAGTAGTCACAAGCGGTGGCATGGAGTTACCTGATGGGACAGAACTGACGGGTCAGCTTAAGACGAATCCATCGAAGGAGTGCTCCAGTGTAAGAGCTGGGGATAAGGTATTCATCTCTTCAGGAGATTCAGGGTATGTAGTGGACGAGACCGATAGGACCTACCGACCAATCGGGCTACCTAGGCCTACAGCTACGCCAGGTGTCCAGGTACTTTCAGGCGGCTCCGTAGGAGAGACTAGCTATTCGGCTGTCTCCCATGCGTATAGATTTATCAGCAAGGATGGGACAGCGTCTTCTTCTCGAGTTCTTTCGCCCTCGCTGGTCCCTCCAATAGGGACCGAGGGGGGAAGTCAATTCCTAATCGGGTCTTCCTCAGACACCTTGGCGGGCGAAGGGGTATCTTTCCCTGAGGGAGTATCAGGCAATGCGATGGCCTTCGTCCCCTTCTACAGGAGTACTAATGGAACCACAGCTATTCAAGAGCTGTTCGAGGCTAACGACGACAAATACCTAATGACTGAGGTCCTCTCTTCGCTGTCGACTACTGTTACGGATAACGACATGAGAGAGCTATTCTTGGACAGAGGATATCAGCATCAGACTTACTCATCTTCGGAACCTCAACTGAACTGTTACAATAATCGACGGCTCAGAACTAAGGACGAGACGTACCTGCATGCGGACAATATAGGAGGCATGGCTATTGGGTTACAAATCCCCTCTCTTAGTCTTGTCCCAGAGGAATCCCAGCAGCAGTGGAAAGATGAGACCATCGGTCTCGGGTACAGAGATTTCTGGTACGCCGGTTCTATGGGTAGTCCAGCCCTAAGTACCGAGCAGACTACAGCCGAGGACACTTTGGTTATCCTAGGTGCTATAGGAAGGGCTGGCTCTCAGCAGTGCATTAAAACGACAGGTACAGGTCACTACTCGACTAACACAGCCCATCGAGATAGCAGCGACCTGATTATGGCTATCTACCAGGACAGTAGTAACGACATACACCCTGCCCTCATCGCCCCCCAGGATACCAACGACTATAACGGACACTGGTATTCGAGTGCCGATAATGATATCAGGGCTTACTCGGCATCCCCTAAGAAGTATGACGTCCAGAAATTTAGCGATATAGACCTAACCCCAGACAAGGATTATCTTATAGTTGCTGTCCGAGAGGACGACACCAAGATGAATCTCTGGGTATACGATAGAGAAGCCGAACTCGCAGGGAATGAGCCCTGGACTAAGTCTAGTTCTACCATGACTTCCACAGGGAAGTATGGCGCAGGTTTCGATCGCACTTATGCTCGCTACATGATATTAGGGGGATCTACCCGAGAAGTAGAGCCCCATAAAGTAGCATGCACCAACCTAGGAGGGTCCGATCAGGATTACTCTTGGAGAGCGCTAGAGACTGATAAGAGAGTATACGGCATGAAAGTCCTCGAGCGAGATGACGCCCAGTGGACTGACGATAGAGTTAAGCTACTGAAGTACCGCTACTTCGACTCTAATGTAATGGACGAGGATTGGGTAGGTAGAAGGACTCAGAACGAGCTACAGGCATACACGGATGAAAAGAACGAATGGGTCACCAGGTGCTCCAGAAACGCCCCTGGATACCTAGCTGACAATGTAGATGCTGGTAGGACGGCATACGATAAGGCCGGATGGGTAAACAGCAATAGAGGGGACTACGCCAGGCCCGCAACGGGAGCTTATCGGGTCTACTTCCACACAGATAGAGATATCCCCATCTCCTCCTTAGGGGGCTGCAGTACCAGTCAGGATTCTTTCGGATCAGAGGCTACAGAGATGGGCTACTCCCCTATAGGAGATTTATCGCTATACTTTACGTATAAGCCTACTGGGTGGGATACGGGAACAGCGGCTTACAGGGACACCTTCGCCAGGGAGGAGAGAATATTCACCTACCTCAGAATCCCTGCGAACCTAGTAACGAATCAGGACTACATCTCCTTCCTGGATGAGGACTCACCTTGGCAAAACTTCAATCCCTGGGAGCCTCACTGGTTCCAGATGTCATTTGAGACACACGACTCAGGTGTTTCCTTTGGCGACGGTTCGACCTCTAATACCAAGAACGATCTAGATCTAATTCCCGAGGCTGCCTATTTGGATGGTAAGTGGGTTGGTTTCTGGGCGGGGTCTCCCGATTCTACTAACATAATTGGCTGGGGGCTAGGTAGTAGGATTACAGACAGCTTAGATCCTGAGGGCGCGACACATTCCGCTCCAGCTTCATCTTCCGCTGAGGTCGGTAGAAGAGGATCAAAGATATACGACGCGAGATTCTGGAAGAAAGATACATACTGGGCAGCCAGTGATTTTAATCTCTACCTAGACAGAGATGTCCCAGTGGAAAAGAGGACCGACCTCCTCTTCTACTATAAGTTCACTACCGACGACAAGGGCACTCCGGCTAGCGGGGACTACACATTTGGCACTGTCCCAACGATGAGCTTCGCTAACCTAGGGACCTACGCAACGTCGGGGTTCACTTGGGATAAGCTCTGCCTAACCTTAGCAGACGTATCTCACAGCGTGGTCCAGGCTTCTCCTCTCTCCTTATCTCCGAGTAGAGAAGTAGTGGCCATCGAATTTATGAGGTCACTGGCTTACGGCATCGCAGATGAGGATAACACTACGGAAGTCAATGAAGCGAAGGCATCCTCTCAAGGCGGCCCTTTCTTCGTCGTAGGAGCTATCCCCATTGGAGCCAAGAAATATACTGATAATGCTCCTCAGTCCTCCCTAAGTAACTACGTTGACCAAGACTCAGGGTTTACCCCGAATAGAATATCAGGGATATTTACCTGGCAGGGATTCTTAGGTGTGTGGGGAGACGCAGAGGAACCCTCCTCTATTTTCTTCGCAGAGCCAGGGCCATTTGGATGGGAGTCATTTCCTGAGTCAATGCGCTACCGTCTTCCTGCAACAGAGGCAGGATCAATTACTGCTGCCATCTCCCTAGGAGAGAGCGCACTGATATTTAGTAAGGGATTCGCGGTCGTCCTCCGAGGTGACCCGTCTGCTCCTACTACTGTTACGATGGGAGGAGGTGTCGGCGCCCACTCTTCCAAGGCTGTAGCTACCTACTCCGGAGTGGCCTTCGCCTATAATGGAACCCTCTGGGCTGTAGATGAGTCAGGCAAGTCCTCTGACATCGGAGCTCCAGTCCGCGATTTGCTCCCGAGTGCGGCCAATGCCCGCCTAGCAATATCGTCTGCACTAGCCTCTCTATATGTAATCGACGATTCAAGCGGCTCGGCTCTACGGTTCTACTTCCCAACTCAGACTTGGTCAGTAGAGAATAGAGATATTGTCGGCTTAGGTGACTATAACGGAGAGACCTACTTCATCCATACAGGAGGTCAGGTATCGAAGAGTTCGGCTACTGTCTACGAGGACAACTTCCCAGGAAGCACTGCCTTAGGAGGCGGAACCGTAGCTTCGGCGACTACGACGCAGGTGACCATCACAGGAGGTAACCTAAGTGCGACGTCGTTCTATCCAGGGTATGACGAAAACTCCGACGCCTACTACCAGGACTACAAAGGGATGCTCGTCATCTCATATAACTCATCTGGCGGGATCACCACTGGAACGGCAGACTGGAATTCGGCTACCGCCATCAATCTTACAGGGACCTTCTCGAACTCGGCTCCTGCCGCGGGCGAAGAAGTCTACCTGGGGATTCCTGAGGGAGGATTTGGCCTAGATACCGGCAGTGTTTCTTTTGGCTCACTGGGGGGCGGCGACGCAGTCCAGTCTATCATCAGAGGAGTGGGCATCAGCGCCTCCTCTGGTGCGGAGATAGACATTCTCCACGCAGCAGCCAGTAAGCCTGACGATCCTAGGGACGCGTCTACTGTCGGAGATAAGATAGCCCTAGCAGCTAACCCTAACCAGAAGGTTGGGCTTGCAACTCGAGGTCGGTGGCATCGGATTAATCTCCGATCCCTCGCCCCGAAGAGCACCAAGGTTCGCCTACTAGATGTAGACGTCAATAGCTCAGGTGAGCAGGAGAGTGTCGGATGACCTCTCCCTCATTCGTAGCTAGATTTAAGGGAATCGGATCAACTTTCGGTGGGCTATCTTTGGATAGTAATGGCCTACCTAGATTCGGCTCTACCTGGAGAGACCAGGGTCGTGTAGTCAGATACCGGAGCTCCGCCGAGGGCGCAGAAGTAACTGTCACCAATCCACATCCTCTTGGCCGTTTACCTAAGCGGGTCAGGTCGGGAATTCAAGGGGAAGCTGAGCTGGTTACAGCCGCTACGACAGAAATAAAGCTTAGGTCAAAGACATCAGATGACGAGATCATCGTAGTATTGGAGTATTAGTATGGGTTTTTTAGGACCAATGATTTTAGGTAGCATTCTTGGCAGGAGCTCTTCGAAAAAGGGAACGAGCTTTAAGTCGAAAAGCATGTCCAGTATGATAGACAAGACGTTTGGGCGTGAGGAGCAGCTCCGAGAGATGCTCATGAATACGCCGGGTATAGCTGAGGCTTTAGAGGCCTCTTTGGGCCTGGTTCAGGAGGGGCGCGACATGCAGACGCAGGCAGGGTATGCCCAGGCAGGAGCTGTCAGGTCTTCCTTGGCCCAGAACCGAGCAGACATGTGGCGGACGGGACTACTAAATGCAAGGCCAGGAGCAGGCTACGATAACTATCTTCGAGCTCAGGAGGTAGGCAGTCGAGCCCAGCTAGGCATGAGACAGATGGGAGCCGAGACAGTAAAGGCTGGTCTTACCAACCTTCAGGGTGTTTCGGGTCAACTAAACCCAATGCCAGGACTCATGGGAATACTAGGTGCCCAGGTTCAGTATGAAAGCGCCAAGCTATCTGCTGCATCATCTAGGTATGCGGCTAGGAAGTCGTCCCAGTCTGACATTTTCTCAGCAGCAATCAAAGGCTTCGGCGGCGCCTCAGGCCTAGGCTTAGGTACGTAAGAAAAATGACTACAGAACCCAACAAGAATCTTCTCCAAGAAGACATCGAGAAATCTATCGCCCAGGATCCGGTTCCGGTGTCTTCTCCCCAACCTAAGGAAGACTTAGACTCTCTATATCAAGAGGCTATTAAGGAACCAGAGGAAAAGGAGATATCGGAAAAGGACTGGTTCCTAACTTTCTTGGCTGGGGCTGCCGGAGATACTGGAGCAGGAGCTAGGCTAGCTAGGAAGAGATCCGATGAAGTAGAAGAGAGGCGGCGCATCCGAACTCATCTCACTACTTTGTGGGAAGAGGACAAGAATGCCCTGTCTCCCGGCTTACTCAAGGGAGTGGCTAGAGGAGACTACGACACTTACGCTGAATATAAAGAAGCGTGGGCTGACATTAAGAATACTAGGGTTGAGGGCAGTATATTAAGAGCCAACAAAGCTTCCCAAGGTTTCTCGAGGGGCATCGTCCAAGAGGGACTCGAAAAGTGGGAGGATCTGACCCAGGAGCAACGGAGAGTGTTAGATAAATGGGGAGGAGTCCTCCAAGCAGAGGGCGACATAGCTCCCGCCCTCTTGGCGCAGGCCGAGGAGGACCTATCCCTGGTTGCTGGCGAACTGGATAGGGACAAGGCTATGAGGGAACAGTTGAAAGCCCTCCCTGTGGCAGACATGATGAGGTTGGCTGATACCTTTGGAATATCAGAAGACCTTTCCCCTAAAGAAAGATTAAGTCAGCTCTCACGGAAAGCTACCCAGCAGACCTTCCAGGAAAGGGCAGGAAGCTATCTAGAGGCCTTCCACGAGGCTGACCTGGGCAATTTACAGGGCTGGGAGAACACAGAAGCCCTGTTAGGCGACGAGGGGATCAACCAGTTATCTAGGACCTCTCTCAGTCATCTCTCATATGAAGAGATAGCAAGCGGGGGCTACGACTCGTCGACAAGGGCAATGATAGCTGGGGCTGCCAACGCCCTAATACAAAGTAACGCTAAAGATAGCGCAGAGTTCGAGCAGCTGCGGGGCCAGATAGAGACATCTATAGGTGACTCATTTCAGTATGGGTCGCTGAATCAGCAATTTGACGTTAAGAAGGGGAATTGGGTTTGGAAATCATCCGATCCCGCGACTCAGGAGCAACTAGATGCCTTTTATGGAGCAATATATAGCTTCGACACATCCGGAATGATAAATGGAAACAAAGCAAGGACCAAGGCTATCGATCACCTCAACAATCGGCTAATGGTCAATAAAGCGAATGTGGAGGGAGAAAGGAACATAATCGCAGCTGAGGGGGCCTTGGCGAGTGGCGATATGGGTAAAGCACAGGATATTATAGAGGCCATGACCCCTGAGGAGAAGGAGGTGTTCTCTGATAGGATCAATGCAGCCCAGTCCAGCATAACAGCGACTCAGGAAGTGGCTCCCGCGATACTGGATCGCCTCGTGAATTTACCAGGGGGAGAGGGTACTAAGTTGTACCAAACTATGGTGGATGCTATGGGGGTTAGTGGGCGGCGCCCAGCCTCAGCAGTCCTCCAAGCAGAGAGTGAAAGGGATCCCTCCCTCTTGACAGAGGGCACTAAGGCAGTCAGCCGAGAGCAGACAATCGCCTGGGAAAGCCAGCTGAAGACGCTGGAGGAGAACAGCAAAAAGCGCGAAAGCGAGATGGGAGGACGCGAAGAATTCGGCTCCTTAGCTGCAGCAATGTTCGGGTTCCCTGTACCCCCAAGCGTATCATTAGAGGCCGCAGGTACCGCAAACTGGGGTATCGCTAAGTCTGCTTACGATAGAGGATTGCTACAAAGTATGGAGGACTTCATAGGTACTACCCTAGAAGAGAGGGATCCCGATGATATGCTAGAGGTGGCAGGGAAATTAAGCACGCTCCTGCGGAGGGCAGAGCTTAACCCATTAGAACTGGAGTCGTTTACCGATATGATAAAAAAGGGCCAACGGTATATAGATGAGAGCTTGAGAAATAGCCTAGGAGAACGCGAAGCTACGGCGCAAAGTTACTTAAGTGATCAGAAGATGGCTCCCCTCTCCCTCAAGGATGAAGACACCGGGGATAGTCTCGCTTTTGGCAATGTGCCTAACCTTAACAAGATGGAGGCGACCTTAACCCCTCAGGACCTGAGAAACAGCCTTTCTCAGGGAGCAGGCACTTCGTGGAAAAGGAACAGAGAAAACATCTCAGAATCCCATGCTATATTTGGGGCAAGATCCCTGCAATTAGGCAGAGATAGGGCTCTAGATGCTTCAGACACAAGAACGATATTAGAGAATGAAATATACGAAGACGAGAGTATAGCGTGGAAAGATGATGCCACAATCCGAGGGATCAATAGGGGCGTTACCACATTGTGGATTACGGGAACTGCAGGTGGAGGGGGTAGGAGAAGTCCAGGCTTTTGGGGCACCGAGGGATTTGACCCCACAGCTATAAAGTGGAAAGAAGCTATCGCAGAAGCTTTCGGCTTAGACCCAAATTCAGAGAATATGAAGGTCCAAAATGCGATAGCCGCTATAGCCAGTAACCCAGATCTTGCATCCTTCTTCACGTCCAGCATCGAAATGGGGGGTAAGGATGTCTGGGAGTCATCTGAAGACATGCCTAGATCGGTCTCCAAAAGCTCCTACCTAGGCCTAGTAGAGACAATCGCTGACGCAGCCGTCAACGCAGGACTCTTCGACGAGGAATATAATAATTTACGTGATGATGTAAAGACTAGAGTGACACTAGCTGACTTCAGAAAATGGAAGAGGGAAACATTTGCTGAGCGTAACGAGGAGAATGAAGCCGCCATGTTTGCCATGGGAGGCAGGCTGTTCGCTAACTCTACTACGACCAACGAGGACTGCCTAAAACTCCTAGCAAATGGAGGATTATGGAATAGTATGGGGATAGCAATGGATGCTGACATGCATAACGTCCTGAAAGAGTTCGTGTCTAATGGAGTGTTTAGGCTGCAGCCTTCGACCTATGGCGACAGCTTCGGAGACCAGTGGACACTAGGGGAGTTTTTGGCCCGGATAGCGGCTTCGACGACACCGATGCCCAACAGATCGACAATCGACGAATGGAATAACATGATTCCTGAGAATATGCTGGATGACTCAATCCAGGGCCGCCTGAATAGAGAGGGGACCCCGGACTTGCCCGGCACAGTAACGGCACCTAAGCGGCCCGGCAGAAGATGGGGGCTGCTGGGCTGGGGAGGGCTCCCCCCAGGTGCCGTCGAAAGTCGAAGGATAGAACAATGAAACAAAGATACAACGATCTAGGAACTTTCCAGAGATTCTGGAATGCCACTTTGGGTCTGCCTCAGCAGGTACTCTACAGGGCAATGAGGGTAGCACAGGGAGAGAGGGGATTACTAACTCAAGAGGGTCTCCTTGACTGGTCTCTTATTCCAGGTCTTAGCATGCTGTCGGATCGTCATCGAGACGTATCACCAGAGGAAATGTGGGGCAGGAGCGGACCCAACCAACTGCTAGGCGAGATTCTGACCGACCCTCTAACGTATCTCAGTGGTAGTCTCACGGCTTGGGGTAGAGGAGGCTTATACGGAGCTAAAGCTATTAACGCATCCGCTAAAGCTGCCCCAGTCATTAAAGCATCGCTCAAAGGTAAGTCGGTAAACGCCTCAACCGATTTTTTGGCTGGCGTAGTCAAGAAAGGCGAGGTAGTGGACGAGGCAGGTAACGCAGTAAAACTAGGAAGGAGAGAGGTAGCGAAACTAGGAAAAACTACAGACGACTTTACGGCTTTCGCTAAGAGGGAGGGGATAGGTGATGACTTACTGGACGACGTAATCGAGAATCAAGGGGAGATGACAGCATCTCTCAACCCTCTAGGCCTAGTGCCCAGGAGATTCCACCCTAAGTGGATGCGCAGTAAGGCAGATAAAGGGTACTTACCTCTTCCTAGACAGGGCAACTGGCGCGACCTACTGGTTAAACCATTTAGATCGACGCTGAGTGCCCCTCTGACTGTACCCTCCAAGGCTCTAGAGGGTATGAGCTGGGTTGCGAATAGCTTTGGGGCATCTGGTTCTACTGCTGTCGGAGAGTGGCTAAAGGTAGCCGCATCTGGAGTGCGGGCCCCCGTTGATTTTATGTCGTCCTTCGTGAAGGGGGGATCTAGGTGGCACCTATCTCTAGTAGCGTCCAAGATATTTAACTCGGATTTAGTTAATCCAGTTCAAGACGATTTTATTCGTTATATGGAGGGGAAAGCGGCTATGACGCCGACCAAGGTTTCGGATAAGGGGGATATTAACGACTTGGTCGCTTATTGGGAGCGCGTAACTGCTGAAGGAGCCTCCAAAGGAAAGCAGGCAAATATGGACCTTGCTCTCGACACCCCTGGACTCAGTCTCGACGTCCTTATTGGCGTATCAGGAACTAGAAGTAAAGGGCTAAAGATGCTTCAGGAAGCAGCGATGCTGAGTGGCGAGGCACGAGAGCAGGTCATTGAGCAGGCAGCCAAACATATAACTAATGAGGATATCCTTGAGCTGGCTAAACAGTTTCAAGGTTTGTCGACAGGAGATAGCCTACTAACTCACGAGGGTCTGGGCTACGTGGCCCAAAGAACAGCAGTTGATCCTGAATGGAAGAAGGCCGTAACTGACCCAAGCAAGGCCGGAATCACTAAGATGTCTGCACTCGAGGCGGGCGCTAGCTTTAGACGCAAGGTAAATAAGGTCATCACAGGAGGGGCCACAGGGCTCAGAGAGGTAGATGATGTAGTCAGAGCAGACAGGGCCGCATCTCATGCGAATTCTAGGCATCTTCAGGCAACAGCTAAGAGAGTAGGCATTCTATACGACGCCCTAGCTAATGCTCTTGGGGTGGATTCCCAGGACATATCCGATAGGTTCTCATTCTACGCTCAAGTGGCAGGAGGTAAGGAGGATTTCATATCTATGGAGCAACTCCTACTAAGTGGTGACATCAGCAACTCAAATAGAATGGTTACCGAGATGGGAGAGTATCTCGACCGCTTGACCGGAGGGGCGCTGCTATTCGAGCATGAATCTGGATGGAAGAAGCAGGTATTCGGAGCATTCGAGGAAGCGGGTTTTGCGCGTAAGGCGGAGGACACTGCTGGGCCGCTGTTCCAGGACGCAGCTAAAGAAGTAGAATTCGCCGATAACCACTTAGCTATAGGTAGTATTAAGGGGTCGCTGGAGGAGATTAAGAGGCACATAGACGATTCATTTGTCTCTTCTAGTGGAGGTAGGGGCTGGAAATCTCCTTCAGGAGAGCAGGTCTATCACGACAATTTCGAGGGAGGACCGGCGCTGTGGGGTAGGATTAAAGGCGAGGTGCAATCTGTGGCAAGGCAGCAGGGAATTCTCCACGATCAGATGGTTGCCCCCATATTCGAGGAAGCGCGTAGAGCAGGGGCAGGAGCTATAGTCGACGAATTAATGGACATCAACGCTAACCTATCGGTTACCCATAGGCAACTAGCCGAGGAAGCAGGGTTAGTAGGAGATGTATCAATCTTCGGTTACATGCCCGGGACACTGTCGAGCAGCGCCTCAGAGTTGTATGGACGGCTAGAAGGAGATTTACAGAAGAATCCGGGCTTGGGTCACATTCTTACCCAGGTAAGAGCCAAACATCGTCGGCCAACGAAATTCCGTACCATCACGAGAGCAGAAGCGAATGATCTTATTGAAGGACTAAGCGGACACGATGAGGGAGGGGAGTTTGTCGACAAGATTCTAGATATAATCAGGGAGGAAGATCCTCGGTTGCTGGCATCGGAGGTGACCGACCCGTTCGTAGCTAGGATAGTCAGTACCTCTAAGCTAATCCGAGGCCAAGAGATATCGGATATCATCGATAACGTGACTACTAAGGGCGAACGCAAGTTCGTGTCAGGAGAGCTCGTGGGCTGGATGGAAGATATGAATATGTCTTCTATAGAGACAGTGGGCTTAGGGGATCCCATGACCAAAGCGGAGTTTGGCAGACTAGCAGATGAAGTAAGAAAGGCCCAGAAATCAAGGTTACACCCCTCCCCTACGAGTTATCCAGCACCCGGAATAGGTGATACGACAGCCCGCATGAGGGCCCGTCTTATGGAGGAGGTAGGGGTCAAGGAAGTCAAAATCACTACTAAGAGAGGGAAGGGCAGCTATTCCAGCTTCAATGACGGTGTAGTCAACATTAATATCGACTCGATGGCCAGCAAGACCTGGTTTGATAGAATACCCAAAAGACTGAAGGCGATCGAGGCAGGATCTGCGACTAATCCTATCTATGCCAAGTTCCTGAAGGCAGCATTCAAACCAGGAGTAGACCAGAAGGAGGTATGGAAACACTATGAGACTTACGCTAACGAATACCTATCCAGCGTCACAGGTCAGTTCACTAAGAAGAAGGCCGAGGAGGCCAAAAGAGTTCTGGTGCAGGGTTTGTATGACGTCAGTATGTCCCGAGTTACAGGAGGTGACCTCAAAGGTTTCCACGAATTCCTCAAAGAAAATGGGGGAGCGAAGAAGTTCCACGAAATAGTAGCGTGGCACGAAGTGGGCCACGTCCTTAACAGAGGGAAGCGAGCCCCGAACGATAGACCGAGCTTTCTAAGCGGATCTCCGACAGGCCAAGAGAAAGTGGAGGAGATGGTAAGTAACTTGGTCGACCAATTCAAAGCCGACCCAGCGCTGAGAGGGAAGGATAAAAAGTCAGTCCTCAATTTTCTTAGTCACGCCAAAGCTCGCGCCTTGATTGAAGGGGATGCTACCGAAGCAGGTAACATTGCGGCAGGAGCTGGATGGAAGATACCCACGAATCCACATAAGGTAGTCAGAGATACCATTGATCTTCCTCGTCGGATAGCTCTTATTAGAGATAATAGGACGGGAAAACTCGTCAAGATCCCTTTGGCTGTCACGGGTAAGGATATGACGATGCTGTCTGCCGGGATCGGCCCAACCCCTTCTCAGGCATTCACAAGAACACACCTCAGAGGTAACGCGTCTAGCGAAGCAGGTGTCCACCACTTCCTTGAGCCAACCATGAGTAGCGAAGATATGGTTAGCCACTTTAGAGCTAGGAAGGCGGAATCGGAAAGGCTACGGAAACTTGGTCATGATCCTACTGATGCCCGTATCCAAGTAATTGCTGGTGAGAACAGACACGTATCTAGTTTGCTTGAGAATGTCAGGCAGATGGAAAGACAGGCTGGAACAGAGCTGCACCTATTTGACAGTGTCCATAGGCTTATGAAGATGGGGCTGACTTCGACTCAATTCGCCTTTCATGTCCACAATACATTAGGGGCTGCTCCCATGCTTTACGCTAATGGAGCTAACTTACCTGCCATTTCCCGAGGCCTCATGACTACCATACGTTTGATAGGGAAGAACCCTGTTGGGTATGACGAGAAGGCCCAATTAATAGATAAACTACTCCCCGGAACCCAGATGGGGATCATCCATAGTGGCCTCACAGGGAGTCAGGCTAAGAGGACATTACTTGGTTCGGCTGCAGGTGCGGGCTTAGGCGCGTGGCAAGCAGAAGATGACCAGGGGATCATGGGGGCCGCCCTAGGTGGCCTGACAGGGGGCTCCATAGGTGCCCGGCCTAAGACAGCAGGATTAGGGGCCGCACTAGGCTACTCTTTGGCGGGGGCAGATAGCCCAGAATTTATGGCGGGAGGAGCTCTATCAGGTGCTCTCCTAGGTAGGAGAGGTTTAGCCCCTTTCCGGGAAGCTAAGTTAAACGCAGAGAGAAGAGTATTTGCCGACACCGTTATCCAAGTGGGTGACATCCAACTTACCCAAAAGGAGTATTGGGAGACGTTCCTCCATGGCGGAGGGTTCAATACCATGGTAGGAGAGGGGGTAGACGATATCAGGAGAGAGACAAAAGTTCTGCGGGATATGATTATGGAAGGAGAAGGAGGCTCCGAGAAGTTCATGGATGTCCTCGGCGAGTTTGGTCAGCAGTCGGAGATTTTCGCCCGCGTTTGGGGATACAATACAGGACTAGCTATGGGCTTCTCCCCAGAGAATTCCATGAAGAAGTACGTATTAGGGACGTTCTTTGATTACGGTGACCTATCTCCGACATCTCAGAATGTGATGAAGAGGCTCAACTCTTTCTGGACTTTTGGCTCTAAGATTATGTCTAATACATACGACAACTTCACTAAGAACCCTGCTAGGTTCTCTACGGGACTTCATAGTATGCTGGCGCTAGATAGAGGTATGGAAGTAGGAGATAGCCAGGTATCTACCGACTTCGTCTATGGACGACCTCATGCTCACTGGAACGAACTGTCCGTTAACTTAGGGCGCTTAATTCCTGCAACTGAGGGACTTCAGGCTATCGGCATGTTCTATGACATGCTTCCTGTATTAGATTCCCCAGGCAAACTTCCCGATGAGATTAGGTCTGTATCAGCAGGCAGGAAGATAGAGGCGCCGGGCTTTCTGCAACTCAACGTCATGCTTAACCCTGTCTCTACCTCTATAGATAAGGGCATCATGAACGGCTTAGTAGAAGGGCTCGAGCAGACAGCTATCATCCAGCGAATAGCAAAGGACACGGCGAGATATTCGGGGTTCGAGGAGCTGGGAAATAACTTAGAGGATGACCAGTCCTATGAGGATTTTGTTTCCGCTGGTTTCTTTGGGGCATTCAAGGCGGCTGGTGGTAAAATGCTGGAAGCGGAAAAGAGAGTTGAATACCTGAGGAGGCTCCAACTTAGAAACGAGTTTGCGTTCAGGAGAGCGGCTGAGCGAGATCCTACTCCGGAGAATACGGATGCGCTTAATGTCGAGCTAAAGCATATGCGAAGCCATTTTCAGCGTGAGATAACTAAACTAAAGAAACATCAGTGATGAACTATACAATAGTAAAGACTCTTTACGGAGGATCACTGGCAGGAGGGGCTTTTGCCTCAGCTGCCTTAGTGAGAGCCGCCGTTCAAGGAGGCGAATCCTCATCCTTACTCGAGTTGAGTGTGGGAGCAGGCGTCGCCGTCCTAATTCTGAAGGAGGTGTTCGCCTATCTTCGTCTCGCAAAGAAGGACGACAAAGATAAGCTCCTCCATAAGGTACACGATCTCCTCATCCGAATAGATGAGAGGCTAAACAAATGAAACAAATCCGATTACTAGCAGTAGCAGCATTAGTGGTGACCTCCTGTAGCATTCTCAATCCCTTCTCTGGAGCGTCCGGAGAAACATCTGATATGCCTACAGTTGTCCCCGATTTCGTCGGCTCTCCAGCAGAATCTCTCTGGAAGTTTGCGTGGCTAAGTGTCCTACTCGTCTTCATCTTTCCTGCCGTCCGGGCTCCCTTGACTACACTCTGGACGACGATTCTCAACCTTCTTGTTCTCCCCTTTTCTGCTCTGAAAAGCTGGTTGGAGGCCAAACTAGGTAGTGACTCTGATTCTAGGAGTTGATCCAGGCTATGCTAACCTCGGTCTCGCCGTTGTGGATGTGGCTCAAGGAAAAGGTGAGGACTCTCTTAGGCGTCTTCTATTTTCTAAGTCCATATCTGTGGGTTCAGCGTCTTCTCCGATGCGCTTCGCTGACCGTCTCCATCCTGAGCTGGACAAAATCTGGGCTACTTATGGTCCTTTCAAGGGCGTGGGAGCTGAGTCGCCGACGCTAATCATGAGACGCGTCCGAACTACTGCTCTTATCTGGCATGTAACAGGTATAGTGACAGCTTGGGCTAAGGACAAGAACATTCCATTCAAGCATCTTCATCCAATTTCGCTAAAGCGAGTGGCCATGAGGTGCCTAGATATCCCTCTCTCGAGTAAGAAGTATCCCAAGAAGAGGGAGATTAAGGAGTTAGTGGCTACTTGGATAGGGGAGGGGAATAGGACTAGCCATGAGAATGACGCTATCCTGGCGGCGGTTGCTTGTTATGGCTTGAAGGCAGGGACGGTTGTATAATGGAGCCTGCCCACAAGAAGAAGAAGAGCGGATTCCAGGGAGTTATGAAAGGCCCCGAAGAGCTAGCCAGAGAGCATTTCGGGGAAGTCGAAGGGCTACTTGTCGCACGAGCGCAGAAAATCGAATTAGCTAGACATTACGCGTCAAAGTACGGCTTAGCCCTCGACGACCCTGATGTATCTACTACGGCCACCATGCTAGCGTGGACTAGGTTCCGTGAGTTCGCCCTCATTCAGGCCGCAGAGAAGAAGGTCTATGATGTCGTAGCTCAGTCTGGAATCGACTATACGGACGCACTATATAGAGTGATTCAAAGTGAGACGCAGAAGAGAGTCCTAATCGAGATCCGGCGTCTACACGAGCAGGCTAGGACCCTTACGCAGGACCTGGGGGATCTCCGAGACCAGCAAGATTCTTCCGATAAACCTTAAGGGCGGCTCTCACATCATGCTGTTGCTGGATAGTTAGTATGCCAGCAAGGTAAGCCTTCTCTGCCGCTATGGCCAGCGACCAAACATGGGACTTACCTCTTGGGATGGGAGGGGACTGATATTTCCCCTTCTCTTTGAGAATCTTTACGATAGTCTGTCTGCAGCATCCGAAGGTAGATGCCAAGCTATTGATGTATGTCCCATCTTCGTAGAGCCGAATCATCTCAGCTAGCTTCCTAGGATTTCTGAGAGAGATGCTCTTGACTAAGTCGATGTCTAGTATCCTAGCCCAAGTTCTTACAGAGGTGGTGCTCACGCATAGTTTCCTGGCTATGGCTGGGCAGGTCAATCCTTCTGCAGCTAATTCCTTCAGCCTTCTTCTGGTAGTTAGGTCAAGCTTCATCCCATATCTCCAGTATATTTTGGGCGTAGCCTTGAATGTCTAGGATGGTATCAATGTCTCGCGCTCCATGCTGAGCGCGGGAGATCTTCTGCAGAATATTCATCATGCAGACATCTTCTGGAGTCAGTAGCTCTCCCGATGGTCTAATGAGGAGGTAGGCTGTCCATAGTTTAGCTGTCCTCTGGTGGTTGTCGGAGGGTGAGCCGTATGTCTCACCTCTGTCTTTGGTTAGGTCGTCTGCAATCATTGGGGTATCAGGGTTATCTGGAGGTGGTAGCCTCGTAGGTTAGCTAGTGTATTAAGGGTCTTGAATGTAGGGAATCGTTCCCCTGTAGCTAGTCGCCAAAGTGACCCGCTGTTAATTCCAGTCTCGTCAGAGAGCTGGCGCAACGGGACCTCGTCAATTAGTTCCTTCACTATCTGTTGGACTTGGTCCTCTATCGTCTCCAGCGATTGATTTCTTGGTTTTTTCATGTATCTCTTCAAGTAGCTGTTCTCTTAAGCGAAGGATGTTCTCGGCTACTGTCAAGGCTCCTTCGGCTTGGTGTTTATGTTTATCGCCATAGCCCTTAGCCACATTAGTAGCTACTTCCGCTGCTCGGATTAGGACCATAGCAAATGAGTCGCGTAAAAGTTCTTCTCCTTTGTCCATGTCAAATTTTGTAGGTGTCTTTCTTTCTCTTCTTCTGACATTCTTCTACGAATCCGCAGTATCCCTTCCTACCTGAGGCTCCGCAATAGAAGGCCGTCTCCTTTTGCCCGAAGGTGTCCATGAGCCATGGTCCTGGGTATTCCGTAGTTCCTAGGACAATGTCTAGTCGCTTCTTCGCTTCGGCTAATACCTTAGGGGATATCAGCCTGGGCGCAATCCCCATCTGAGGGGACTCTTTGTTCACCCCTACTAGGAGTGCTCCGCTTTCCTCAATTTTAGGGTACTTTTCCTGCATGGAGGGGGAGTTGGCGTAGACAGCGAGCTGGGCTATATATCCCCAGGCATCTACTCCTTGAGAGGTGAAGTCTGATTTCTTGTGCGACCTGAAGGAGAATCCTGTTTGAGTTTTGAAGTCGCCTAGAATGTATTTAGGCGCGGATTCGTCTACCCATTCATGAGTGGTATCTCCTTCTTTGCTGATTACGAAGTCGCAGGTTCCTCTTTGATTGCAGTCATCAGGGAATCCTGTATCTACCTCGAGCTCCTCGTCTAGATTAATCTCCTTAGGGAGAGCACTTAGGAGGGTAGCGTAGCAGAGTTCGTGCGCGAAGTGCCCCATCACAAAGGTAGCTTTGATAGTGGGGGGCATCGGAGTTCGGTTAGCACCTGTCCTCACAAAGTAGGCTTGAGCTGGGCAGGTTAGTCCAAAACTCGGGCGAATCTTAGGGGTCATGTCTTGCTCTTCGCAGAGTGACCGAAAGAGCTGATCGGAGATTCGACTGGAAGCTACCTTCAGGATGTTCGGGTCCATATTCTGGATGCCGTGCTCCCAGGCTGCTATAAGGAATCGACTCCAATCTGGGTAGGGTCGACCTGGTTTAGGTAAGGGATTTTTAGGTGTGTAGTCTTGCATGGTGGGTGGGGGGACCGAAGTCCCCCCTATTGGTTTATCCAACATTAGTGAATTTGTAGTCTGCGTACTTGACAGAGTCAGCTCCATCAGTCCATTCGTGGGTAATGAAGATGTTCACCTTGATTCCCGAAAGTTCTTCGGGGGTGTGGTCATTCATGGTATCTCCCCAGACAGCGTTCATTAGCTTCCAAAGTGTCGATCTACGAGAGAGAGGCTTTTTGAAGTTAATGCGTTTCACTAACTCTCCGTCGTAATCAGGGCAGGTAAAGGTTGCTTTCAGAACAGCGAGGACTCCGGGCTTTGGGTAGCGGTCGGAAGGAGGGAAGACCTGGAGGTCGACCAGTTCGCAGTTAGGGTAATTTCCTTCTGGTGGGAGAGGAGAGCGGCCAGAAGCCTCTTCCTCGGTGGGTCGGTACTGCAAGATTGCAGATGGATCGAATTCAGTCATTATCAGTTAGTAGTTGGGGTCCTTTCGGACCGGTTTCTTCCTCATTCATTAACTCTGCCAACCAGTTGGTTGAGGACGAGTTACCTTCGAGGTTAAGTGAGAGGTAGAGTTCCTTGACTGCTTGAGCCATGAACACTCTTTCTCTCGGGTTAGCTTCTCCCATGTCGTCGAGAAGCTGGTTAATCCGTATGCGTATTTTTTCGGGTATCGGGATGTCACTCATCTAGTTCTCCCCAGGAGGGACCTGAGGCTCCATCTGCAGGAAAGCATACAGTATCTAGTATCTTAGGGAAAGCTTTTTCTGCTGAAAGTTGCATGATTTCTGAAAGCTCTTTGTGTTTGCCCGCTCCTTTGCAGACGATCTCGTCATGGATTGAAAGGATAGGCTCAAGGCCAGCTTCTTCCGCTCCTATTAGAGCGTGCCTCATTAGTTCAGCAGCAGTCCCTTGGACTAGGACAGATAGCCCAGGCCGAGTGTCCTCATAGCCAGCGAATACTCTGGTTCTTCCGCTAATGGTATTAGATACCTGACTCTTCTCGAAGAAGGCCCAGTGTGTGTCGCACCATTTAGCTAGGCTCGGTAGCCCTCTTTTATAGTTGTCGAAGATACCTCGAGCTTCTGTCAGAGGAATCTTTAGTTCTGTCGCTAGTCTCTTAGGTCCTGCTCCGAAGAGGATTCCAAAGTTCACCGTCTTAGCTGCGTGCCTCTCAATGTCGGTCACTTCTTCGGCCTTCTTCTTGAAGACTGCTGCAGCTGTCTCTGCGTGAGGATCTCCTCCACTAGCAAAGGCATCTAATAGGACAGCTTCTTCGGATAGGGCTGCGGCTACTCTTAATTCTACCTGGGAATAGTCGGCTACAGATACTCCTCCTTCGTGTGTCAGGCATTCCCTAATCTGTTTCCCTAAGGTAGAGTTCCTTCCTTTGGGTATCTGCTGTAGGTTAGGGGAGCTGTAGGAGAATCGTCCTGTCGATGTCCTCGTTGAGTTCACATTAGCATAGATGACGCCATCTCTAGCCATGTCAGGCAGGGGCCTCAAGAAGGCCTGGATTAGCTTTATCATCTTCCTCCATTCGAGGAGTTTCCCTGCGAAGGTGTCCCCGTTGTCGGCTAGGAAGGTGAGGACTTCTTTGCTTGTCGATATACTTCCTTTGGGCGTCCTAGGTAGCTTTCTTCCATTCTCCTCTAGCCAAGCTCCAAGCTGCTTAGGTGAGGTCAGCATCCCCCGGTATCCCATGGACCTAAGGGAGTATTCTAGTATGTCGGATTCTTCGGTAGCTCTTTCTCTTACCTTGAGTAGCTTCTTAATATTAAGGTGGACCCCTCTATTCTCCATCTTAGCTATAGTCCTCTCTAGGTCGAAGTCTAAGGTGAGCTGGTCCACTTCCTTTCTTTTCATTTGCTCCTTGAATAGCCTTTGAGTTATGATGCAGTCATCAGCGAGGTAGTGGTAGAGGACTTTCTCTTCCATTCTCAGGATTCCCCCATTCTTTAGCTCGTCTGGAGTAGCTATCTTTTTCCATCCTCTAGCTGCGGCTAGGAAGTCCAGGCTTTTCCTTGATGTTGTCGAGTGGAAGTAGCTCCAGACAGAGGTGTCGTGCATCTGGATATCGGCATCAGTAATATCAAGGGCATGAAGGTCAAATCTAAGGTTGTGCCCCACGATAAGGGCTAGTTCAGATAGCTTTGGCCTGACGATTCGGTCAAATTGGTCCCTGTTCATGACTATCGGGACAGCTTCTGCGTCAGGAACCATGCCTACATAGTAGGCCCTGTCTGGACTGTCTGGTCCTATTACCCCTAATCCAGAGGTCTCTGTATCTAGGATCCAGGCGTAGTCTTTCCAGTAATCTAGGGCTGAGCTTAGTTCGTGGTCTGTTAGCTTAAGGTAGGGTGCGGTATGGTGTTCAGCTATTTTCATCTTCTATCCATTGATCGTAAGCGGCTTGCTCTGCTTCATTAATTGCATCGTAGACATCTAGTTTTCCTGCCATCTGTTGACTGGCCTTAAGAAGCGCTGCGCACCTCACGCGCAGCGACCTTAATTGGGTCAGTGCTTCAACCATGATTGTAGATGAGTTGGCTCCACATTCAGGGCAGCCTCTTTCTACTGATTGAGCTCTTAGCGGGGTGTCACATACTGGGCAGTTCATTAGAAGTATTCTATTCGGCTTTGGATGTTCCAAGGTAAGTTGAGTGTGTTCTTTGGTCGGGTGAGAGCGACATACGAAGTTCGTAGTTCTCTTGGGTCAAAGGATTCCAGCCTGTAGAGTGCTGCCTTTGACCAGGGTAGGAGGTAGACATCATCTGCTTCAGCTCCTTTTGCTGAGTGGATGGTGCTGAGGACCAGTTCTTTGTCGGGGTTTCCTTGCCCGGGAACTACGCCTCTGTTTTCTAGGTCCCAATTCTCTAGCCAGTTTGCGACATGAGCTCTTGAGTAGCCTAGGACTAGCCCCTTATTTGGGGCTCCTTTGTCTGGCTCCCATGTGTTGACCTCAGTCTCTCCTGAGGCGAAGGATTCAGCAGGTCTATCGAAGAAGGGCTTCAGGACTTTGGAGGCTAGGGAGGCCACCGGATTTCCCACTCGGAATCCTCCAACCATTCGATATCTTTTGCCTGCTTTGGCCCATGCTGGGGCTAGGGAGTTATCTTCTATGCCCTTCGCGTAGCTGAAGATAGCTTGGCCTGGGTCCATGTAGGCTATTGCCTGACCTCCTTTGGCTAGTAGTGCTAGTGTTGCGCGTAACTCTAGAGAAGACATATCTTGAGCTTCATCGATTAGGATTAGGTCGAATAGATCTTCCTCTTGAGCTGGCGCTCCCATCTCTAGCCATTTAGCTAGGGCCAGGGGATACTTAATCGCTCCCTTGGTAGGGAGTGAACTTAGGTCTATAGGGATTTCGCCTGCTTCCCATGCGTGTAGCATTCGGGCAGCCTCCATTGTCTGTGAGGGAGGCATAAGACTAGGGGCTGTCTCTCTATATTGAGTTAGGGCAGTGTCCCAAGAGTCTTTAATCTTTCTCTTTAGCCAAGGGCCTGAGCTCTTCGGCCCTCGTCCTTGCTTAGTGTTAGTGAATGTCTTGATTGGGTTCCAGCTTAACTTGTAGATTGTCCCTGCAGCTATTGATAGCCCATCTAATCTATCCTTTACTACATCTGCTGCTGCGTTTGTGTAGGTGATGACGGCTACGCTTCCTTTTGATTCTCTTGCGGTAGCTAGGATTGCCGTAGTTTTCCCTGTTCCTGGCGGCCCGTCTATTGCTGTCAGGTTCTTGTATTGACCTGGGGCTTCGTCAAGAAGCTGAAGGCGTTCTGTTTCCATCTATTCGTGATTGAATTCGTTTCTCGTATGCGAGTCGTAGGTTATTTCTGGTCCCGTCGTCGAGTTGGTCTAGTCCTATTGTCCATCCCGATGCTCTGCCTATTAGGTTTTTCTTTAGGAGAAACTTTTTAGCTAATTTTCTTGCTTGAGCTATATCTCCTAGCTGTCTAAGTAATCTTTCATATGCCCTTTCTGGTAATACAAAGGCCACATCGTCGCCGTCTGGCGGGTGGACGAAGAAGGGCATTGAGGTGTCGAAGGTCCTCTTCTCTGACCATCTCTCGATTAGGCGTAGATCAGAGGCGGAGCTTCTGGCCCAGGAATTCAGCTTTTCTAGGAAGATGTCTTCTGGTGGTAGTCCCAGTGGTTCTATTGTCGACCTTCTTTTTAGGATAAATTCAAGGACTCTCTTCCATCCTGGCTGGACGAAGAGTGGGGAAGTCACTACTACATCAGGGTTTACCTTGGCTGCTTGAGCTAGGTAGGGCAGTATCTCTTCGATGTTGAAGGTGTCTAGTTGAATACTAATTTCAGCTTCGTCGGGTCTCTTTTCAGATCCCCCTACTCCAATAATGAATCCTACTGTCTTTGCTGTGGAGTCTATGAGCTTCTTCATCCAGAGTCTCCCCCCGAATACTGTCTCGGATTCTACTTCGACATCTGTAGCGGTAGGGTTCTTCTCTCTTTTATTGAATTTGTTAGCGTTAGTCCTTCCTGTCCTGAACCCTGAGTTGATGGCTTTGAGGAACTCCTTCTGATCAAATCCCTTCCCTAGTTTGGGGCCTAGGATTGACCATGTGGCATCGAGGATACTGAGGCTTAGCTTTGATGATGGGACGATTCTTCCCATAATCTGCCCGATGCGTGATATCTGTAGGTTCCTCTCTCCTTCTTCTAGTTGAGTGACTTCTAGGACAGCTAGGAGGTGAGCTATTTCCGTGGGGATTCCCTCAGAGTTCACTTCCTCTTGGGTTGATTGACTTGGTCTTGAGGATAGTCTAGCTAGTAGGGATGAGGGAGGCTCAGGTAGGCTATCAATGTTAATGTCTAGGGCTATCGTGTAGCGCTTGACTTTGCTCTCCTTATTAAGTGCGATTGACCCAGGGAGCATGATGAAGGTCTTAGGTCTATTACTGGCTCTGATCTCTCCCGATAGTCCTGAGCCTAGGTCGAATTTGTCTGGTAACTTGGTTCCTTCAGGTAGCTTGAACCATAGATGGAAGCCTCCTGAGATTGATTGCGAGACTCCCATTCCTTCTGGTATAGGTAGCCCAGCTGAGATGCGCTCCCATAATACTTCATAGGTGTAGTTCTCATTAGGGTCTAAATCAAAATCAAGGATTAGAAGGGAGATTTCATCTGTTGGGTTTGGGCAGAGACATGAGCCGGTCGCTGGGGTAGTGGTCAGCGTTGTAGCTAGTGTCTCAGGGTTACTGTTTTCTAGGTGCCATGACCATGGTCTGCCCAATACTTGACGGGCTCCCTTCTGTCTATTGTAGCAGGGAAATATCCAGTAGCCTCTCTCCGCTAGGTATTCGGCGAAGGCTAGATCTGGGATGAATTTGCTCATGGCTGCTTTAGTTTGATTAGAGGTTTTCTGGGGCGGCTACAGTCGGCGAGGTAAACAGTGCAGCCCGACGATTTTAGTAGGTTAGCCATGGCTTGGAAATGTTCTTGTGCTTCTTTCTTTGAATTGGTCCCTTTGATTTTCCGTATTTCTCCTACTTCCTTGATTAGGACGGCCCATCTTGGCCAGCATTCGGGATCAGCCATTTCGTTGACTAGGATTTTCTTGATTTCCTTGGTGGCGAGGTCTGCTTCATAGGTTACTTTGTCTTTCTTTGGCATTTTTAATGGAAGAGGCGGAGTAGAGTTAGTGTGATGGCTATGCCTAGGAGTGGGCAGAGGATTATTACGATGCCTAGGCTAGCGATGATTAGGGAGAAGTGGTACCAGCTTACTCCTCCCTTATTGAGATTAGCCATTATTTCTGCGCTTCTTTAGTCGGCGCTCTCTGACGGCTGTGATGAAGGGGTTGGTGCTCCTCATTGGGCGCTTCCCTGTAGGTAGAGCTAGCTTTAGTTCGATTAGCTCGTTCCAGGTAGTCACTTTGTTCTTGATGAGGTTCCAGGCTGTGACATAGTGCGATGGGCAGAGCCCTCTAGTCCTTGGCTGTCGGGAGCAGGTCGGGGTCAAACAGGTTTTTCGGAGTTTCTTTCTTGGCTTTGTGGGCATGGGTTTCTCTGGTTTCTAGGAAGTTGGTTAGTTCTAGCAGATTAGCTTGTTCGCAGGCTTCTCTGAGGGCTGTGTGGAATCCCCCCATGGATGTGGAGGGTAGTCTGTCATAGGCATTAGCCCATGTCTGGAGCATTAGGAGCATTTGAAGGAGGTCATTCATTGGTAGCGGGGCAGTTTTAAGACATGCCCCTAGGTCTAATCTTTGAAGATTCCAACTAGTACAGCTACTAAGCCAGCCCAAAAATAGGCGAGCATTTTTTTAATTTCTTGTAGGTCACTGTGGCTTTTTCCCATTTGTAAGATTCGGTATTTTAGTCTAGGGTAAGTTATTAAAAGGTAAGGACTTATACCCGAATCGCAGATTTCGTCTTCTCTCAGATTTCCATTAGGGTCACTCTTCTGTTACTCCAGCGGAGTCGAAAAATGTGCATTCAGTCACAACTGGTTGTGCCGTCTCACTTTCGGTAGGTTTGAAATACCGAATTTCACTACTAGGGTGAGTGATTAGGGTTGGATTTTCCCCGAAGAATCCTAGTTGGAAGGCCAGGTTTCTCGGGATGTATTCGTCAGCTGTCGCCCATTCGCTTAGCTCGTAGAGCAGTCGGCTGAATCCTAGTCCTGCTATGGTCATCGTATGTCCCATTGAGCCCTTTGAGCCGCAGGTCATTTCCTCTGCTATGTCGGGCAGTAGCTCGGATGTGAATTGGGTGGTGCCGATTGCGATTTCTCCTCCATGCTCTCCTGCTCTCATGTCGAGGCAGCAGATTCTGGGGTTAATCATGTTCATGGCTAGTCGTCTGCTTTCGATGTTATCGGTCGCTGTAATTAGGACATCGCAGTCGATGAAGGGTTTCATGCTCTCACCTTGGAAGTCTTCGACTCTCCTTTGGAGCTGCTCGCTGCTAGCTTTCATCCCGCTTGATTTGGGCCAGATGTTATTGAAGCGATTTCTCTGCGTCCAGGTGTCGTTGTCTATGATTGCGATGTCGGCATCCTTCCCGAATGCTCTCTTCAGGCAGCCAGCTAAGGCGCTTCCGAGGGAGCCTCCTCCTATGATGAGGTATTTTAGGTCGGGTCTGATGTTCTTGATGAAGTCCCAATCGGGTCGGTCTCTATTAGTAGCCATCTGTGTAATCTCCAAGGGTGGTCTGGTAAATGTCGTTAGCGATGGCAGCTCGCTCTATCTTGGCCATGTCGATGATTTCCCTCACTCGCGTTTCCTTATCTGAGCGGGTAGTTCCTTCGCCTACATAGCTTGCGATGTCTTGCTCTAAGTCCCACTTGTCTGTCTCCGTTGTGTAGCCATAGCCGTAGCTTGTGCCATAGGATGTGGCGGTCGTCGTCTTTTTGGCGGCGTAGGTGATCTTGGGCTTAGCCATTTGCTTGAGGGCTTCGGCTACCTTTTCGCCTGGCTCTTCGGCGTCGGATTCGAGGATGTCGACATCGGGGAAGTCGAAGTTGCGGAAGTGGACTACTTGGTAGGGGCTGTCAGCTTTGGCGTTATGGCAGCTTCCGAAGAAGAAGGGGATTCCTTCGTCGGTGAAGATTTCCCATGTATCCCAATCTGTCCCTGAGTAGAAGGTAGACATACTTCCGTGGGAGTGACCCCACCAGATAATCTTCTCGTCGGTAGCGTGGTCCAGCTCTCCTGTAACTTCTGCTACGGATAGCTCGTCCATGTCAGTGCTAGACCCTGTATTCGTCTGCTTTGGCCAGAAGATTCTGGAGATGACGGCTTCTCCCATCTCTTCGTCGAAGTGTCCGGCTCCTAGCCATGAGCATTCGCCCAATCCTTTGCTTTGGGCAGCTTTGGTGACAGCGTCAATTTCGGTGAGGATGCTAGTCGGGACGATTACGGCGAGTGATTCAGGTCCCGTCGTTCGTAAGGGCGCGATGGCAGCTGAAGATGTCGTGGAGTTTGAAGTTGCAGTTGTTTGTGTAGTCGTAGCCATAGGAATTTGCTAGGGATTGGAGTCGTTCTTTGATGGAATCGTCTGAAGGGTGTGAGTGGGAATGTTTCCATGTATCTCTTAGGGATATTCCCTTTGGGATTAGGAGAGATGACCAGTAACTGTAGGTCTCGTTGTCCCGTATCTCTGTCTCTATGTGTCCCTGTGGTAGGCCGTCTAGAGATCGGGCTATCTTCCATACCAGGTTATTTGGGATCCAATTTTGCCTAGCTCCAAGTGTGGCTAGATGCGGTTGGTGAGGCATGGACATGTAGGGTGGCTGAATTGGGTTGGTGATTCCGGTCATCAGGAGTTTCAGGAGCTTTATGGCGGGGTTTGTATCGGGGTTCGATATTTGTCTTGCTGCTGAGGATAGTAAGGGGATGCTGATTGGACGGGTTGCTGTTAGGTTCTGGTGGAGCCAGGACTCTAGTAGCTTTGTTCGTCTATCGTTATATCCATCAGGGGGGGAGTTGATAAATTCTTCGTATTCCTCTCCCATCTTGTTGATTGGGCTAGGGAAGTGGCGGTTGAGAGTGAGAACTCGATGGGATACTCGAGAGGAGCTTTCTACTTCTCTTCGTCTTTGAGAGTAGGAGTAAGCTGCTTGGAGTATGTCTGTGTTGGTTACGAATAGAAGTAGTAGGTCCCATAGCCAGCCTCCCGTGTCGGGGTTGAAGGATACTGGGGCTAGTCTTGAGCCATGTGGTGCGATATCAATCCTGCAGATTTCTGTCCCTCCCCATACTGAGGGTCCTGTCATTGGGGATAGGAAGTTGACTCTCTTTTCTAGTATGTCCAGGGTTTGGTATATCTCTAGCTCTTTACTAGGTGTTGGGTTTCCTCCGTAGCATATCTGACCTACTGAGTTGGTGTTAGGATGCCCAAAGCAGAGAGGGACACCTCTTCCTTCGGTGAAGAAGACATCAGCTCTTCCCCATGTTCTGATTCTTAAGCGCCCGCATAAGTGTCCCTTTGTGTCGTTGATTGCCTTTTTGAATTTTCCATAATGCCTGGTGGTCATCAGAGGGCGGAGTTTTTCCAGCATTCGTAGGGAGCTGAAGCTATCTATGTAGTTATCTCTGGGCCACCAGAGTTTGTAGTGGAGATAGGTCTCCTCTTTTTCCTCTTCATTGAGGACGACGATAGGTCTAATATCAGCCCCGTTTGTCCTTAGGTCTACTCTATTTATGTTAGACTTGATGGTGTTATTGGGGTGTCTTAGTTCCTGGTAGATATGGTCGTCGCCTTCTAGTCCATCTATAAAGGGGAAGTATTCATCCCATTCTCTTGTCGGAGATACTTTGGCTACGGTAGTTACGGAGCCACTACCTAGGCAATAGGGTAGTTGGTCGCGGAATTGATTGTAGTCTTCAGCGCTTAGGCAGTCAGGTCCATCGTTTCGTATGGTGTCTAGGACAGACTTGGGAATGAAGGTCAGTCCTTTCCTGATAGTCTCAGGTTTAATGTGGACTGGTGTCTGGCTCATCGGTGGCTGTTGTCGTGGTCGCATGGTGTGGGTGGGGAGATTATTAAGCTAGCAATGGAAGTGAGTTCCCAATAAAGGGGTGCCCCATTTCTGAGGCTACTAGCTATCTAGGCTCTCCCCGAGCCTTGCTTATTCAGCGGGGTCAGGCGACTTAGCAGCCACCTTTGAAACCGTGCGATACGGTAATCGTTTGTCCTGGTTGGACTGTCTCACCCGGTTGGATGGGAGCTGGTCCATTAGGAGTGTTCGCGAAGAAGGAAGCGTCCGATCGGTTATAGGAACCCCCGAGCATGCTAGTAATTTGATTTAGCGTTGGCGGGTTGTTCGGGTCGAAATGCTGGACGGCTTGCCCTTGAGTTGGTGACACAATGGTCACTGAAGACTGGTCGTTGTTCATGATTTACGGTTTTAAGGGTGGGTGGTAGGTTCCCCTTTTCGGAATGGGTGGTAGAGCGCGATGCTATGTGACCGGGATTCCGAAAAGAGGCGGTTGAGTGGGACGCAAGAGGGATAAGTGAAGGGGTTGCCATCGGAAGTGTCTTAGAGCTAGCTGAGAATCCCAAAGGATTCGGAGATGTCGTCACTACTACTTGGTCGTGCTTTCTTATCGAGTCTCAATTGCCCGTCGTCGCCCCGCACGACGGCCTTCTTAGTCTGTGTAATCTTCTCTATCGGCACTGCTTCATAGGTAACTGTTAGTCCCTGCCCCCTCCCCCGCCGCAGGCGGCAGAGATTCCAGCGAAGCGGATGAATCTCTGGGGTAGGGTCTGCGTTAGCAGATTGTCCCGAGGTGTAGACATAAAAAAGGGTGAGACACTCCCGAAGGAATGCCTCACCATGAGGGTTAGCAGTATGCCACTGCCAGTAAGAAGAGAGATATCCAGAGGAATTTCTCTACGCGTCTACAGTTTCTTCGGCTGGGGTTTGCCATTTAGCGACCTCCTTGTCGTCTAGTTTCCAGCCAGCAAAGGCTACATTGAAGTTTTCGGTGGTGCCGCCATTCTCGAAGGTGTAGCTTTCCCTTTTGCCTGTGATAGTCGCAGGCATACCGACGAAGGCGAAGTAGAAGTTGGAGAGACTACCCGGCTTGGCAGAAGGCTCATCAGTGCGATGAGAAGAGATTCCTGTAGGGAATAAATTCTCTGAAAGGCTCTCATTGAGAATCTTTTCGTAAGCATCTTCGTCGAGTCCGCCGGAAAGGAACTTCAAGAATGTTGTCCAGCGACCGAGGCATTTGTCGTTTACCCAAAACTTGTCGAAGATGAAGCATCCCTGAGAAGTTCCGGATTCGACCTTCCAGTGAACCTCAATTGCCCAAGTGCCTGTCGCGGCTCTAGAGCGTTCGATGGAGTGGAGAGTACAGGAGTGTGAGCCATCTTCGGGCAAGTCAAATGCGACAGCCTCTTTGATGCGCTCGAGAATTGATTTTGATTTAGACATTGTAATTTCTAATGGATTAGTGAATGAGAGAAGAGAGAAGGATTCCGCCCCCACTTGTTTGGGCGGAGTTAAGATGTTCTGGAAGGTGTCCAAGAGTGTGCTCAATGAAAGCTGTCTCAAACTCAGGCGTGTGGTATTCGTGACGATTAGGGCAGCGTGTCCTATGCTGTTCTAGTGGGTCGCGACTCGCGCAGCCGACGGCATGATGGCGTCCCTCGTCGATTACCCGAGGTGCTGTCCTCAGGCTAGAGTAGGTAGGCATGACTATCTCTTGGCGATGGATGCGGCGTCTCGTTTCTGTTCGTGCGTAGTCCTCATACATTTGAATGTCTGAGCCACAGTTACACCTGGTGAAGAGGTGGCAGTCGCATTCAAACACATCCTCGCCCTCTTTGATGGCGATTAGCTGGTCGAATGCTTCTTGCGGGCTGAAGTCCAAGCCGCGGATTCGCTTCTCCGTGTTGAAGAGGATGAAGACCCAAGTAAGTCGTTTCTGTTCTGACATTGTAATTTCTCCTAAAGGTTGAGGTTGCCCCCGACACCGCTGCCGGGGGCAGTAAGGTTTAGTTTGAGCAGGCAGGGCAACGGGAGTAGTCGTTTAAGTCCTCATACGGGAAGAGCTTGCCGCAGAGTTCGCAGCCCGCCGTCGTGAGGTCCGAAGCGTCGCAGAAGTGGCAGGCAGCTGGCTGGTGAGGCTCGTCGCATGAGTCGCAGGGTGACACTTCCTCCTCCTGCCAGGACGGTGGCTCGTTGAAGTGTGAGCAGTCAGGGCAACGGTACCAGTCATCGAACTCCTCTACCGGAAGGACTTCGCCGCAGGAGTCGCAGGTCGACACCTCCTTCTCGTCGCGATTGTCGAGAAACTCTTTAATCACATCCCCGTGACAACTCAGGGGGGCGCAGAAACAAACGAGAGACTTGCCTCTCAACTTTTCCAAATCCCTGAAGAATCTCTCATCCTGCTCGAAAAACCAGACCCTGTATTTCTCGATAACTTCTGCCCTGTTCCCGTCCCGACCAATCGAGAACGGGTTGCCCCACCGTGACGGACGACCAATGTAGACATGTTTGTCCTGTTCCATGACCGAAATGGTCCTCTTATTCACGACCACTGTTTCATTTGTTTTATCTTTCATAATCAACACCTCCTAGTGCTAATCAACGGCATCAATGAAATATCGATACCAACAGGGATTCTCCCGCCGTGACCCAAAGCCTGCGAATGAGGAACGAAACCGACGGAGTCGGCGACTTAGTGCCAGTTGGTTTGTGCGGTGGGTATGACTCATCCTCTGGATAGCCCTAGGCACGAAGAAGCCGCGACTCTCGCCGAGGGCCGCGGAGGTGAGACTCGTAGAACGCGATTCGGCCGCCAGGACGAATGTGGGCGTCGGCTTCTCGTAGCTCCTCCACCGCTCAAACCTTATCTGGCACTTTGTCGTTCGCAGGTCTCGCAGCGCGAGAGGTCAGGGCATAATGAATCCCTGTTGTGTGTGTGTATTAGTTAGCAATGAGATAGACAGGGGCAGGGACCGCGAAATACGACCGCCAGGTCGGAGGGCGTGGGCCTTCCCCACCCTCCCTATGCGCGGACGAGGAGGCGATTGCGCGACCGTCGCGTCAAGGGTTGGGTAGGGGAGAGAAGGGAATGCTGCAGATGAGATAGCGACTGGAGTTCGATGTTCCCTGCAGGTTGAGGGGGAGCCACTTTCCCAACCGCTGCTACTTGAGCCTCGCCGTCTGCCGCGAGGCACGCTATCGACTGATGGGGGGTGGGGTATGGGGGAAATGGGTCCCCCTCCCCCCAGGAACCGGGACTCCTAAACTGATATAGTGAGCCTCATATGGAGAATGCCCCACCCAGCAAGGCCGAATACAGGGATCGGCTCCTCAAAATGCTCAATATCCTGGAGGTAAAGCTTCCTTTGCCCTTCTCGGTTCGCCTTGTCATCAGGAAATTAGAAGAAGAACATGGATATTCCGACTTCAGGGAGACCCCAAAGCGGGGACGGTCCTTTATAATAGGGATCTGCACGGGCATGGAATCAGCCCAGGCAGAGGATACGCTAATGCATGAATACGCCCACTGCCTTAGCTGGTTCTCGACTCAGGAGGACCACGGCCCCGAATGGGGGGTGGCCTTCAGTCGGGTATATCGGGCGATAATCGACGAGTGAGGATATATGGAGACACTATCTATTCTAATTTTGTTCCTGCTAGGGTATGCTTTAGGGCGCTGCGACTCCAATGACGATACCCCAACCGATAAAGAGACTTTTTGACGACCCGATAGCACTTGGGGAGGCCCTCGGGTACAAGGGGGATGCATCTGGCCGAAAGGTCTTCGGAGATCTGCACCAAAAAATCATAGCGCATGCGCAGACTCAGCCTTGGACTTTCTGTCAGGTCCCTCGGGGCCATGCGAAGAGTACCCTCCTATCTGTAATACTACCTATATGGAAGCTTCTCCGAGATCCCGACCGCCGAGTCCTCGTCGCCTCGGCCACGCTGGACCTAGCCAAGAAGCTAATCGGGGAGATCCGAGACAGACTGAACGGGTCCCTCGAAATCAAGCCTGGTCTCTATGTCCCAGTCAGTGAGGTCTTCCCGCATTTGGCCCTCGACGCCAGCGACAAGAGAAGCCAGGGCCCCACGGCCAAACTCAACGTCATGGGCCGGACTGCTTCCGGTGGCCGTGAGCCCTCCATCTTCGCTGGCGCAGTGACCAGTAACCTAGCGGGAAACCACCCCACAGACGCCCACTTCGACGACCTCTGTAACGAGCAGAATTCCAGGACTTATGGGCAGAGACAAAAAGTTATTGAATTTGTCCAACAAGCGGTCCCCCTGATGCGCTATCCTGATAGCCCGATAACGGTCATCGGGACGCCTTGGGCCTTCGGGGATATCCTCGACTACCTCAGGCATCACGACGGTTGGGCAGGGATGAGCCACGGAGTCTGGGACGGAACAAATCCGAACACAGGGGATGATGACGGGGAAGGACCAGGTCCCGACGGAAGGTGGCCTCTCTGCCCTACCTTCTTGTCAGCAGAGGAGATAGTAGGGATTCAGCGAGACGTGTCGAAGGTCTTCTTTGCCGCCCAATATCTCTGCGACCCAATCCCCTCGGAGGAGGCCCTATTCGACACCTACCTGACTTCCGAGGCGAGCGACAGAGACATGAAGCTCCCCGGCGACGACAGGCTAAGGGAGATTCTCCTCTTCGACCCAGTCCATCGACTCGAGGGCGACAGGTCTGGCAAGCAGAGCGTGAATGGCCTCCTCATGGTCGCGCCAATTCCGGCCAAGGAGCTAGGCCTAGTGGGATTCGAGCCAGATAGAAACATCTTCGTACCTACCGGCGCCTGGGAGGTGCACGGTGGGACTGACGAAGCTGTCTGCTTCATCGAGGATCTCGCTCAGCGTCGGCCAACTATGGCGTCGCTCTGGATAGAGAAGAAGGCAGCGCAGGAGACATTGGCCCCATGGCTTGAGGAACGCGGGCGGATGCGTGGGGTTAGGATTAGATCTCAGTCCATCTCCTCCACCGCTCTCAGCAATAGGCTAATGGGTCTAGTGACGGCGATGAGGAAGGGACTGATCAGATTTCCGGGAGAATTTGAGGGAAAAGAACTTCTTTTTAGGCGACTTCACGAATTTCCCCTGTCAGATTCGGACGATTTACTTGCAGCATTCGCATTATTGTCGACAATGCTCGAGCGGAGGGGATCCCTGCCCGGACTAGAGGCCCCCGCTCCCATTACAGACTACGGGACCACAATCTGGAAATAATTAATGAGCTCAAGACACTACCCTCAATCTCACTACGATCGGTACGAAGTACATAGCAAGGACGTTAGAACCAATCGTAGACAGTATCCAACTAAGATCTACGCTAACGATGATACCTGCAAGATCCAGCGCTATACTTACTTAGGCTGGGGGGGATACGGAGGGACCGCGATCATCGATACTGCGGGATATGACTATGTCCGGTTCTATGGCTACTCGTCATACAATCGATATTTCTCTGCATTCGTCACAGATCCCGACAACGAGATAGGCTCCACCGATGCCTATTACCGACTGGGAGGACCCGGAATTGAGCATGACCGCGCCTATGGTCCAGGCGGCCATACTAGCTACTCTCACTCCGACGAGGATATGTTTGTGCCAGTAAGAGTAACGAAGATAGTCCAGCCTACAGCTAACTCTTCTGCAATTGGCACAAAGAATGGGAACCACGACCATATGCTCATCCTCAAGCGATGCACCATTAATGAGTTCATCAATAATTTCTGCCAGGATGTTCCCATTAAGATTTATGATTCTGCGGATGGCAAAGCTGTTTTCGTCGTAGACCCCGATAGAAGCACAGGGTATGCTAACGTCTTCACTCACGTACCGGGATATGGAGGCGATTTCGGTAACACCTACACAGCTGAATCGTCTGTGGGACTCAGCAACCGAGAGGGGCAGAATAGAGACGGCTTTACGACGGGAGCAGTCGTAACACTAGCCGGAACAGGTTTACCCGACGGAATTACCGCAGGGACCGAGTATTACTACAACCGACTCACCAATAGCAGGGGCTCTCTTTCCGCAACTCAAGCAGACGTCGACAGCGAAGTTATCCTCGATATTGCTGACGAGGGCAGCGGCTCAGACTGGACGATGAGCGTAGTAGCCAATAAGGGACGCAATAACTATGGCGGGAACTCTTTCTGCGCCGCCCCGGCGTTTCACATGAGCTACTTCAAGAGTGGCACTCTTTGGCCAGCTAACGGGTATGGAGGCGTACACGGAGGGTTAGAGGATACGCCCTACGCTCCTGCTGTTACTTTAGGCGCTATCGTCAGCACAACCAATAATACGCTAACAGTAGCGGACCACAAATTCACCGTAGGCTCCAGGGTTCAGGTATCCGTCTCAGGAGGCGGAGCAATTCCTACGGGCCTAGCTGCCTCTACGAACTACTATATCGATCCAGTAGATAAGGATACGATCAAATTCTGCGCATCGAAAGAGCACTGCACAACTTCTGGATATTCCAGCAACAACAGCGCTACCCACACCCACATTAGTCTCTCTTCTCAGGGTTCGGGAACTCTCACCCTTACGTCCGTTCAGGCTAATATTAGAGTCGGGTGGAACGGAGGCAACGTCAATATGAGGTCCGTAGGACACTCAGCCTTCAAGACGAATACATACGGAGAGGTAAGAGGTTACCCACATTGGGTGGAAGAGGAGGGGGTGACAGGACTAAGCACCTATGCTTTAGGCAAGTCAGACCTAAAGGTAACTTCGAGTTATCCTAAGATGACGGATCTCTATGACGGGGGCGATCACCAGCTCGAGTCGCGCTCCGTCTCTGGATACATAGCCAACTCTTATGACGACGACATACTCTATACCGGCGACTACGACACAGCTAATTCGCTAGCCCCATACGGAATTACTACTGGATACGTAGATTCTCACAACGGTAGCCCTACTTCTCCCACCTACTCCAATTTCTCGGGCTACGTAGTGGATCCACCTAAAAGTATGAGGGTCTCTCTATCGGGTGTAGACGATAACTACACCTATACATGGCATCTTATTGTCGAGATGCACAAAAGAGGCTCACGAGGAGAGGCTAGACCATTCATTGATCATAACAAAGGCGCCTAGGAGATAACAATGCCAATTCCAGCTGTACCAGTCACCCAACTCGATTCCGACGATGTCTTCGGCCAGAGAACTCTTGACCCCGAGGACGCCGGGGCAGAAGCCGATGGCACAGAGAGCAATTATGTCGACGGGTCCAATAACACATACGATGTCCTGAAGTTCACACTTGGCTCTGGGGAATCATCTATCTACTTTAAGACCTATCGATATAGACGCATCGTGGTCGTAGCCGCAGGTGCCGTCCAGTTCGACGTCCCCAACGACGATTACACTGCTACCAGGAAGCTTGATGCCACAGGAGTTGCAATGGAACCTTCCGCAACCAAAGCAGGCATCCTTCATGGAGTGGCCATTCCTCATATGATGCGAGTCACAGACACTAGCTCCAGCTCCAATGTAGTAGTCCTGTATGGATTCAAATAATGGCCAGCTACAGCGGTGGCCCCAGATCTCAGCCAGCTTCTGAGAAGATCTACCAAATTAAGGAAGAGGCCGTAAACGAGCTCGCTTCCCTGGTCCAGGATTCCTTTGGAAAGCTAGACGCGGTCTACTCTGCTACCAGCAAGGAGATCTCGGATCTCTACGCTTGCCGAGACATTGAGAATAGGAATCGCTGGATTGACGAAATCCCTGAGGGAGGGATCTCGATTAACGACGTCCCCCATCCGACTAGAGTCTCGGAATGGCATCCGCCTGAGACTACGGCCAACTTATTTCTCTCTCGTCTCAGGACTATCATTACGGCACTCGTCCCAGGCAGTCCGACTCTGGAGGTCAAGTCCAGAACTCCAGGTGCGACCTACGCAGCCGAGCACCAGAATGAGCTGACAGAGTGGGTCACAGATCACGGCGGCCTAGAGAAGGCGATGCGACGGGCGGCCTTCCTTGGGATGGTCTCTCCCTACTTTGGCCTCAAGTTTATCCCCAAGCCAGACGAAAAGGAGCTAGTTGACCGAGCAGAGTTCGAGGCTCTCGAGCCAACTCAGTGCGGCTATGAGCCCTTCCATCGACGCTTCCACTATCACCACTACGAGAGAGATTTCGGGACTCTCCCTAAATCCTGGCAGAAGTCTCAGGCCCTCAAGGACGCCGACCCCAATGATTGGGACCACGTCGCGGTGACCGAGGTCTACCATCCAGGATTCCTCTATGGCGGAGCCGAAGGCCCCTGCCCTATGAGTATCTTCGTCGATGTAGCTAGCAAGAAGACTCGCAGTAGACGGAAGAGAATGGCTCTCGGCAATTATGTCGGGACCGAGACTCTCCCTATCTGCCCTCTAGTCATCCGCTCATTCTTGGATGCGCCGCCTAACGAGGACGTCGCCCCAGCTGAGTGCCTCTCTTGGATTCCCCTCATGCGAATGATCATCGGAGTCCTCGGTCAGATTGACAGAGAGATTCAGACAATCAATAACATTAACCTCTACGATAAGCAGGCCATCCGTCAGGAGGTCATCAGGCAAATCGTAGAATCGCCTCGCGGCTCTCGTCTCTTCGTAGGCGTGGACGTTGACGATGCGCAGCGGGGGGTCAATGCGACTCTTCGCCCTGTCGAGATGAATGCGACTCTCGACCAATACCTCTCGGCCCTTAATACTTATATCGCCCTTTTCGATGACGTCACGGGAGTCTCCGCTATGGAGAGAGGGACACCCCTCAATCCTGAGAAGAGTGCGACCGAGGCAGCCGCCATCACGCAGAATGCGTCTAGGCGGAATAAGGATAGGCTCGAAGTTATCTCCGACGCCTGGGGAGAGATTGCTAGGGTCCATCATAAGTGGCAGCGCAAGCTCTATGGCAAGAAGGCTGAGATCCCTCTCGCCTCAGGTCTTACTCGAGTCATCGATATCCCAGACCCACGCGTCTGCAGCTATTCATTCCGAGTGGACCCAGTAGACCTGGAGCATATCAGCCGTAAGGGAGAGATTGAGTCACTCCTCACTTTCCTCCAGCAGGCCACTCAGACGGTCGCTAACTTCCGAGGCTCCATTCCCAAGGTCATCCGCGAGATTCTTCGTCGGACTGGCAAGGCGATGGGCATTACGGATATCGACCTACTTCTCGAAGCCCCAGCTGTCGAGCAGGGCCCCGAGGACAGAATCATTAGGTACCTTCTCACAGGAGATCCTATTCCAGTCAGCCCTGGTGACGATCACGAACTCTACGTTTCTTACTATCAGAATCTAATACTCCAGGGGACAGAGAATGGGTTCATGCCTGCTGAGGCGGGTGTCGGGATTGGCGCCGCACTGCAGGGGCATCAGATGGAGACACAGAAGGCAGCTATGGAGCAGCAAGCCAAGCTAGCTGCAGGAACACAGGCCGCTGGCCCAGGAATGGGAGCCATGGCTGACGAAGGAATTGCAGCTCCCGCGCTTCGCGGAGGCCAAGTTCCGCTACTAGGACCACGGGGGGGAGTCTAATGCCTAATTATGATTTCGCCTGCAAGGAGTGTGAAGGATCCTCTGAGTTCTTCTTCACCATGTCTTCCGTCCCAAGAGAGATTGTCTGCGCATGCGGATCGACCATGACGCAAGTCATCAGCGCTAAGAGCGTATCAGGGAAGGTCCCTCCGGGGTGGTCAGATGGCAAGGAGGTTTTCCATCTGCACCCAAGGGATCCAGACAGACATGTCACATCAGAAAAGCAAATGAGGGAAGTCTACGATAAAGCAGGCATCTCCATGGATACAGGCGAAGTACGCGACGAGAAGAAGTTCGAGGCGCGGAAGGCTGCTATCCTAAATTCCCCAGGCAAGCGAGCTCATCAGGGCGTCGTCGATAAGGCGACAAAGAGCAAGTCTGGGCAAGGCAGAGTCAAGACCGATTTCCGGAAAACTTGAACGATGTCCCCAGGAGAAGAAAATGACTGAAGAACAAGAAACTACAGAGACACCCGAAGCCACCCAGGATACTGCGCCCTCTACGGAGGTAAACCTAGATCTTGACGCTGAAGCGGCGACTGCGGCCACAGGAAAGGAAGAGGTGAACTTTAATCGCCTCGAGGACATTCAGGATCCCGCTTTGCGGGAAGCTGTTCGCTCCTACGTTTCCCGGTCCGTCAATGATGCCAAGTCAACGTGGGATAACAAGGCCGCAAAAGATGCGGCATCATCTAAACCTACCTCCAAAGGCGGACTATCACGCGACGAGGTGAGTCGGATGTTCGAAGCTCGGGACGCAGAAATGCGAATGAAGTATGAGGCAACTTCACGCCTCAAGAATATCTTCACGGATCTGAATATCGACGAGGGCGGCACTCAGCATCAGCAGGTAATCGAGTATTACTCTGCCGAGAAAGAGGCTGGCCGAATCGATGGGACGACCCTCTTGAGTGAAGCTGGAATCAGGAGTCTCATTCATGCCTCTGGCGCTCTCCTCCCGGATGCCCAAGGACCATCATCTGGCGTAAGTCAGATAAAGGAGGGCATGACTGCCTTCGATGTTCCCGAAGTTCCGGATGAGATCCAGTTAGGCGGTGAGGCCCCGACTGCAGAGTCAGCGAATGATCCGAGTCGCATCGCTCGCAGCAAGATGCGCGAGCTTATGGGGGATAACTCTTAGGAGAGTTAAATAATGGCTACACCTAGCTACAGCTACGATATCGATACCCTCGTATCGACTACTCTAGACGCCTATTCAGGCGACCCAATTAACCTCGTCACTCAATCTGGCGAGAAATTCTTAAACCGGCTGAAGGATAAGGGCCGAATCTTCTTCATCAAAGATTG